TCCGCGCGCTGCTCCTCGACGACTGCCTTTTCGTTCTGCATTCCTGAGCGATAGTAGTCAGCTAGTCCGGCTGCCAGAAGGTAATGCTCGAAAATAGCCGGAACAGTTGTGCCGATGGATGTTGGAGGTACTTGCGAGCCGAAAACGTAAACCGTGGTCTCTGTCGTGTCCGGCGGCAAAACCAGATAGAAGTTAATAAGAGAAAAATCGATCCTCCGGGCGGACGGCTCCTCGTAAGGAGGCTTGTCGAACACGGCATAAACGTCGAAAAGGTCGGTGGCGGAGTCGATTATAACCGCTCTATCCGCCTTGAGGGTTGAAACGTCTACCGCCGCAACGGTTTTTGGGACGATCCACGTAAGCTCAGGCCATTTCGCTCGAGTCCATGCGCTGCGTATGCGAGCTAAGAGAGACCTTTTGAAGGCGTCCGTTTCGGCAGTCAGAATCGCCGTGTCGGGGGCGACTCCAATCGCTGAAATGAAGCGATCCTCCATTTCGCTGTAAGTTACAGTCCGCACGTTAGTCTAGCCTGCATTCGGGATTGTCCCGCAGGAACTCTTTACGCCAAGTTGGGTCCGACGTACTGCCGGGGTTTTCCTGCTCATGGCGAATGAGCGTCTCGGCATCGTAGACCGCTACAGGTCGGAAGTCCTTGCTTCCCTTTATCCGTTCGGCGGCTTTTCTGGCCTCACGTGCGCGCGACTTATAATTATGTTTGTGACGGGCGACGTCCTGTTCGATCTTTCGGACGAGGACTCCTCCCACGTCGCCTTCCGATACTTTTCCCCCGCCCTTTTTTACGATTATGTTCAAACTCATTTTCTGAAAGTTAAAAAGGAGGCCGGCCCCCCATAGACCGACCTCCAAACCCAATCCCAAACTAACTATTAAACTATCGAACCCAATGCGCGCGGGTTTGCCACGCAAAGAGTCGCCATTGCCTCCACGAAGGCTCTTGGGCCTCCGGCGAGGTCGGGCAGATTCTCGGACGTGATCGACTCAAGGAACTTCAACTGGACGGTATCGTCGCCCGGTATCAGATATGCTCGATTTGAGTTAAGCGTGCCTTCGGCGGTATCCGGCGAGGATGCGCTTCCGTTCACGCGACCTAGGAATAAATCCGGTATGACCTTGATGAGACCATAGTCACTCACGAACTCTACAACGCTCAGGCGAAGCTTTCCGCCTCCCACGTCCTGCTCGAAGTTGTAAGCGGCGTTGCTGACCGCAGCCCTCGAGAAGTCGGTGACGGCATTGACGACTGCGGGACCGCTGAACAAACGATAATCGGTCTTCGAGCCGCTGGCTTCGTAAACGGCCTGAATGACGGTGCGGAGGTTGGCCTCGGTGAGAGTCCCTGCCGAGGTGAAGTCGTAACGACTGTTCGTGACCGAACGCATACCTTCCTTCGCCGTAGTGTCAAAGGTGTTTCCGGTGGCGGTCGGGTCAGTCCACGTTCCGAGGCCCGCAAGGGTCGCAGCCGTGCCGGAAGCTCCGGCGACTTGGTCGTTGCCGCCGCCGATTGCCGTCTCGATGTCACGCTTCAACTCGATAAGGCTTTTGGCCTTGGAAGCGGCGAGGAGATTCTCTCCGGGGGCCACGTCGATGAGTTGAGCTTGGCGAGAGACCGCATAGCTTCTGCGGATGGTCTGGACGCGATTGCCGAGTCGGACGCGAGAATTTATCTGGTCCGTAAAGTCGGTGTTGTACGTCATGTCGAGCGCGTCCTCCACACCACCAATCTCAGGATCGGAAAGGGTGTCGGTCAGCCACTCGTTGAGTACGGCCTTGGGCGCGGCGCCCTGCTTGAGTGTCGCAAATAAAGGCGTGGTTTGTGGTTCGACCACACGTAAAAGGTTTTCTAGGTTTTCCCTAGCCCCCTGAACGCTGGTTACGTTGTATGATGTTGCTACTGCCATCTTGTTTTTCCTCCCAATGTATAATGATTTAAATTTAGTCCGCTAAATAGGCGGTCAACTGATCGACGGTTACGTTGCTACCTCCGAGGATCGCATCCTTTCGTTTTTTCTGACGTTGCTTAGAGGTTGCCGCCGGGACTGCCGCATCCCCCTCCGAGGTCGGAGGTGGCGACTTGGCTTTCGCCTTGGTCTTCGGCTTTTGAGCCGCAGCTTGGTCCGCTTTAATTGCCTCGATACCTCGAGCCAACGTGGCGGCTACGAAATCGGCGTTCGGCAGGCTTTCCAGAAGAGAGGCGTATTGGACTCCGTTCCTAATGTTTACGAAAGTCTCGTACAGTTCTCCTTCCTGTTCCGCCAGCCAAGGAAAGGTGGAGGAGGTGTCCTCGTCCCATCGCTGCTTCTGTTGGAGAAACTGCGCTCGTTGAGGAATTTTCTCGCTGAGGTAGTCTTCCGCCTGAGTCAGGATGTTACGAATTTCGTCTCCTTCGTATTCCTTGCCGTCCGCTTCGACGTAGTCCTTTCCGACATGCATTAGCGCCCATCGCTTGGCGGCTAGGGCTTCCTGCCTTAATTTATTAAGGCTCTGGAAATCCTTTACGTCGTCCAAGTCCGGTTGCCCGGTCGATTCGGCCTGCGTTTCCACCGGCTGCGACTTGAGATGCTGAATCTCGGCCTTCATGGCTTCCGCCGCCTCTTCGGCTGCTTTCGCCCGTGCAGTCAATTTATTGACCTGCTTCAAGAGCTTCCCCACGGCCTTCGGAGGTTCATCCTCCACCGCTTCGGATTCAGCTTCCTCGCTCGCATCGTCTAACTGAGAAAGATCGCTTTCCTGTTCCTCCTCCGCTTCTACGGTTTCGGGTGTCGAATCCTCCGCCGCCTCGGGTTCGGTTGGCTCGCTTTCCGGAGACTCTTCCACTCGCTCCGCAAAGGAAGCGGCGAGGTCGTCAACGGTCAGGTTGCCGTCAGGTGTTTCGTCTGCTCCCGTAATCTCGCCCGGAGCCTCGGTGATAGTATCTTCTGCCATATCTGCGTTTTCCGTGAGTTCGCACTCTCACTACGGCTTGCGCCGCCGGTTTTGATATTAGCAAAATTGGAGTCGGATATACTCTACAGTCAAAAGCGAGGCCCTAGCCCAGCAGATGAAATGCATGGCGATATGACTCGAATCTTCCCCTCGAGTTGGGGTTGGCGGGATAAAGCTTGATCGAGCTAACGCTTCCGATCTCGGCCCGTGGAATGACGTACCAACTGCGAACGTCGGGGTAGTCGACGTATGCCGCCAGAAAGTCAACTTGGCCCAAAGGCTTTTTTCTCCCCGAACCTCGGGTTAGAGTGATGGCCCATCGGTTGCTCGGATCGAGGCTTCGGGTGCCTTTGACCTGACAGGTCCGAAGCAAGCCTCCCTTCGACTCGACTATTACGTCGTAGCCAAGGTAATCACCCTCGGGAACTGATACGTTGTACCCTCTGTTTAAGCACTCAGTCTTAAAAAGAGACTCGTAGTAAGTTCCTCGAACCTTGTTTTCGGCTGGCTCATCCATCTTCTTCGGGATCAAAATCGGGGTCGAATCCCAGAACCGGTTCTTCCGCCCAACCATCCACGGCTTGGTCGGCGATTTCGTAAATGACGTCCAAGTCGAGGTCGGACTCCTCCACCCAGCGGTTTAATAAAATCCGGACTTCCCGCGCCAGTTTTTCATGCGGGGTCAGGGACATTCGACAGTTCGTTGAAAGATCTTAAAAGCCTGTCCAGAGCGGCGATTTCGCCACCCAATCGAGCGAGGCGTTGGGGGTTGTCCAGAAGCTCGTAGTCCTGAAAATCGGACAGGGCCGAGTCGCGTTCGGTCTCGAGGTGCGCCAACACGGCCTCCCATGCAGGCAGCCCGGACAGGTGGGGTATGGCTTCCCGAAGAGTCATGCGGCGCTGGCGGGGACGTTACCGGGGGCGGCGCCTAGTTGACCGATCAAAGCGTTGCGCTGTTGCTGCTGCTGAAATTCCAACTGCTGAACATAACCCTGAAGTCGGGCTGCGAACTTCTCATCCTGCTGGAGTCTGGACTGAACGTCCTCCGCAGGGATCTCCTCGGTGCCTTGCACGTATTGCTGGATGACCTGAAGTCGCAACTGCGAGTTCGATTCCTTTGGCGCGTTCACGACCTGACCCGAATATATCTTCGCCAAGTCCTGCGAGGTCTCTATGATTTCCTTGGAGGTCGCCTCCTGCCGAGGCATGATCAACTTGCTCGCCAAGTTCGGGTCAACTGCCTCGAGGAAGGTGCGGAGGAACTGATCGTACCTCGCCTGACCCTGCCGATCATACTGGGCTAAAATGGTGCCAACGGTCTCCAGCTTCTTCAACACCTTCTCCTCGTCGGCGTTCTGGCTGTTCCACGCTAGGTTGAAGTCGTAGACGTCGGAGGTCTCGTCAAGCAGCAATTGGACTCCCTGCTCGTTGCCGCTGACCCTGAACCAGATTTCGGGTCCGCCGTACATGCGCTCGAGCGACCATACTTGGCTCAAGACTTGCTTCCACCCGTCCAGCCAGACGTTGACCAAATTCTGCCTGACGATCCCCGCATCCACCGCATTTTCGGGATCGGTTGCCCTGCCCGTCATGCGATCAGCCAAGGCTCGAAGCTCCAGTTCGACTCCCATGCTGGCCGGAGATTGGCGAGGGATTTCCATATAGCCGACCTCTCCTCTCCTACGAACGGGAACCTGCGCTCCCGGCCCAAGCTTCTCAGGTCGTCTCCCGACCATGTATTCGACGGGGGGAACGGTGGACAGGCTGGCCCGATCCCGGCGAGCGTCCATTTCGGCCTTAACGGCATCTTGATAGGACTTCAAAAGGTAGGGATAGCCTCGAGTGTCGAGGAGCCTGCGGGAAAGATGTTCTCTGGTGATTGCCACGAAAGGATAATGACCGGGGTCGTATTGACTCGGACCATGCTTCCCATAGCCGTCAACTCCGGGGCAGAAAACCGTACATGTACAAAGCGGCACCCCGTCTTCGTCCAACTCCTTCCGATAAGCCGTGATCACCTGAGTCAATCCCTCGAAGGATTCCCGCATGGGTTCCTCCAAGTCGTAGCGGTTCGACAGGTCGAGCGGCTGATTGGCCTTCTCGACGCAAGCGTTCACGAAGTCGCCGTCCCAGTTCTCGGTAAAGACTTTCTCTCGAAGGGCTTCCGGGCTGTAGTAATGCACGCAGTAAATCGCTCTCGCCGACTGAAGATCCAAGACGTTCGAGTCGAGGATTACGTCCCGTCCGAGTTCGTAGGCCCGAACGGCGGGGCGATTCATGGTAACTTTTTCCTGCGGGACGTCGGCAACGCCTTCCTCCCGTAAAGACTTCAGCATCTTGTTCAGTCGCTTCTTCTTCAGGTTCGGGAACACTCCCGCCAGTACGTCGATCACGCCTTCCTTCAAATCCGGGTCTTGGATGGCGGTGGCCAGTTCGGGCGACTGAGCGGCTATCTCCTCGAGGGTGATCGGCTGATAAGTCCTCCGAACTTCACGCTTCCAGTAAACGCCCAATACGCAAAGTCCCTGCTCGAGCAAGTAGTTGGCTGCGACTCCCGCCTCCCGCTGCAATTCAGTCATGGAGTCCATCCTCCATCGCATAAAGTCCGTTACAGTCTTGGCGGTAGAGATGTCCCCGCTTTCCACGGGAGCGGCGACCAAGTTGGCCTTGTTCAGGCTGCTTTTGAGAAGGGCCACGTCGCCATCGATCAAAGGAGATACGAGGTTAGGCTCCAGGTCGGAGGCGCCGTCCCAAGGAAACGCCTCGGGGCCGGACTTCCTGCCCTCCCTCGTCTTTCCGGGCCATTCGTTTCGGCGAACGTCCCTCGCTTCCTCCGCCAAATCGAGCCAGAAGCCCAAGTTGTTCTTGCACCTCCGGAAGTCGTGAACGAGTTCGTCCACGTTCGGTTCGTCCATATCAAATTTCTGCACCTTTTCTTCGTCCATAACAGCCCCCTACCTTATCATAATTTTCTTAACTTTACTCATGACCTCCGACTCCATCCTTCGGAAGGTCTCGAAACCTATTCCCGTGTAGTCCGCAACCTCGGTCAGCGTAAACGACCTCGGTGGCCTGTCCTCCTCCATCGCCAGCAACGCCTCCTCCACGACCATGTCACGCAAAAGCGCGTCCACCCTCCGATCCCGCTCGTCAGGCGATTCGGTAAAGAGACTCCCCACGATCTACCAACCGGACCCTGACTTTTGCGTTCGGACGCCAGTTCAGCCCCGCCCGGACGACCAGCTTCCCCCGCTCCGCAGTCCCACGATTGTCGCCGAAATAGATGGCGACGAGGCGCGGGTTGGGATAGGGGCGGAGGATGCGAGCCTCGCGCACGCTTCCCTCTTCCAGCTTTGCAGGCTCAGGCGGCGAGGCGGACGACTCCTTCACGATCTTCTGCACCGTGGGGTACGACGAGCCAACGGCCTTCGCTATCTTCTTCAGCGACATTCCATCCTCCCTCAAGGCGAGGATTCTGTCGCGCTTTTCCTTACTTGTCTTTGCTCCCATAAATTCACTATCTCTTCGCGTTGGTCCGCCATGTCGAAAATTCCCGTGCAGCAAGTGCAGCAAAATGCGACCGGAATGATTCCAATATATCCGCGAGTTACGATCTCAGCTTCATCATCAAGTTCAACCTCGCATATGGTGCATTCCTTCACGTACTTCATCATCAATAGCCGCCCGTCCCGGTTGCGACGAAAGACGTCTCGTCGAGGTGTTCGTAGTTGCCCACCGCAAAATATCTCGCGCAATCGACCAAGTCCTTGGCGGGGTGCTTCAGGTCGCCCGTCTCGTATTCCTGCATACAGGCAATCAGATTCTGACATTCGCTCGAGAACATGAGCTTGGGGTGATTTTCGAGGCCCATAGGCTCGGAAGGGTTCCATGCCAACAGGTTGTTGATCGCCTGAAGACCCGTGTCGATGTCCAAGGCTTCCGCAGGGTAGACGACCACGTCTTCGTCTGCGAGGTCGTCGATGATGTTGCTGCTGCCCTCGGCCTTCTGATAGGAAGCAGCCCCCAAGCGAGGGTCGATTATCCGCAGGCAATCCCTCCCTTTCTCGAGGCGGCGGATGACTTCCACGTAGTCCAGTATTCCGTAGCCGTTCGGTTGAGCGGCCTCACCGGGTCGCCCCTTGTCCCCCTTGCTCATGTCCATCCACGGGCCGAAGGTATCGAAGTCGGGGAACTCCGAGACTGCCCAAGCGACCCCGTGAGCGTCCACGCCGAACAAGACCATCGTCCACGGCTTCGCCCCGGCGGGATCGATGCTCAAGATCCACGTGGCGGGGTTTTGCTTGGGGTCGGTCAGGACAGGCACGTCGGAAGGATCGACCAAGTTCCGGTCGCCAAGCTGCGGAAATACCGTTTTCGAGGCTTTGGTCGGAACCCCGTAACCTCGGCAAAGAATAACGTCGCGCTTCTCCCCCTCCAGTTGGCGCCTCATAGCCTCATATCCGCCGAACGGGTTTTCGGATATGTGGAAGTAGACGACGCTCGAGGCTTTTCGGAGGGGTTGCTGGACGAGGGGAACCCGTTCGCCACCCAATAACTCCGCAGGCGTGTCCTCAACCGTTCGGGCGCCGGTGAGGAGGGATTTTACCACCGGGTTCCAGCCGTCCACCGCAGTAAAGGTAATTATGCCCTTGGCTGACCTCGTCAAATTTCTGTACCGGATGGTCTCCAGCCACGGCAGGGGAATTAGCTCGTCGGCCCAGAAGCCTATATTGTGAGTTCCCTTGGCTGGGGCGGCGGGTGATCCTATCTCGCCTCCCTCGATGGTCGAGATGTCCTGAGACCAGTTTCGGAATATCGCCTCGCTTTTGTTCGGAAGGCTGAACTTCGAGGCCGTGAATCCGTTTCTTAAACTATATACGACGTATCCGACTTTTCCGCGCCCTAAGCTTTTAAACTCCTTCGGCAAATACTTAAAAACGAGTTTCTGTTGGAACTGTATACTGTTTGCGCTCGTTTCAGTTAAACACCATATAATAGTTCCGGGGTTTTCGACCAGACATTGCACAACCCGTTTCGCAGCCCATTCGGATTTGCCGGCTCGGTTCGACCCCATCACGAGGATCTCCTCATGAGAGGACAACTGCTCGTCCGCCCTAGCCCAAGTCGATAGCTCGAACCCATGCCTGAACGGATCGTCCTTCTCGTTCTCGATGGCCTTCTCGCGGGTAGTGTAGTAGTCGAAGACCTTTTCCGCAGGCAGGGACTTCATTTCGCTCTCGGAGAGAGGCGGTAGGGCGGGATGCGGTGTCCACTTCAGAGCCATCGCCGCCGATTATAACAGATACCGGGCGAGGGGGCAACCTGCCCAAAGTGGTTTTTCGAGGGATAATTGGGTTCTAAAATTTTATTTTCTCTGCCATTCTCCTAAGTCATTGGGAGCCAGCATGTCAGAACTTTCCCATTGCAATTGCCAAAATTTTTATATGCGACACAATCGGTTGCGGTGCCGGCGGGCCGGCCGCGCGGCGACGACGTTCCGGCGCTTCAGCGACA